GGTGATTCGACCCGCGACTTCGCGCTAGTGGCTGGTCCGGCAGCAAGTCCGGTTCGCGTTCCTGCGGTCCAGATCGTCGGCCTGGAGCAGCTCTGAGCCATGGCCGCCGCCGAGCACATTACGCCAACCGAGTACGCACGCCGCCGCGGCTGCGACGAGAAGGCAGTGCGCAAGGCGATGGCCGAGGGCCGGATTACCCCGTTCATGGTCAACGGCCGCAAGATGCTGGATCCCAAGGTGGCCGACATCCAATGGTCGGCGAACACCCGAGCCAGGGCGGACAGCGCGCCCACCGCCCAGAGCGCGAACACGCGCCAGAGGGGGGAGGGGCAGCGCGCCAGCGACGACTACAACGCCGCCCGCACGCGCCGTGAGCTGGCCGAGGCCGAGCGCTCCGAGATCGAGCTGGCGAAGGCACGCGGCCAGCTGGTGGAGACCGATCGCGTGGTGGTGGCCGTGTTCACCGCGTTCCGCCAGCTGCGCGACGGCGGCATGGTCGTCGGCCGCAAGCTGGCCAGCCGGCTCGCAACGATGAGCGACGCCCGCGACATCCAGCATGCGATCGACGAAGAGATGCGCGAGCTGTTCGGCACGTTCGGCGCTCGCACGGTGCCGGGCATCCTGCAGGCGGTCACCGATGCGGGCGGCGACATCAGCCGCGGTCGTGATGCGGCCGAAGGTGAGGCGCGCGCATGAACGTCGCCGACGGCTTCAGCCAGGTGCTGCAGGCGGCTGCGCGCGCGGTCGAGCCTGACCCCGCGCTTCACCTGGACCGGTGGTCGGAAGAGCACGTCGTTATCCCGAAGGGCGCCGCCTTCTCCGGCCCGTACCGCATTGCACACACGCCGCCGGCCCGGCGGATCCTGCAGTGCCTGTCGCCGGTGCACCCTGCCACGCGCATCGTGGTGATGGCCGCGTCGCAGATGCTGAAGACGCAGGTCGCGATCAACGCGGTGCTGGGCTGGATCGATGCGGCACCGGCCAACATCCTGGCCCTGGAGCCGACCGACAAGTTGGCCAAGCGCCTGTCGTCGCGGGTCTCGAAAGCCATCGACGCCTGCGACCAGGTGCGGCCCAAGGTGGCGAAGCCGCGCAGCCGCGACTCGCGCAACACCGTCGACACGAAGGAATTCGACGGCGGTGCTGTCTACATCGCCACGTCGGGCGCCGCGGCCAACCTGGCGGAGATCCCGGCACGATACGTGTTCGTGGACGAGGTTGACCGGATGGAAGTGAACATCGGCGGCGAAGGCGACCCGGTCGAGATCGCCGAGGCGCGCGCCACCACCTACGAGGGCGTCGCGAAGTTCTACGAGGTCAGCTCGCCGACGATGGTCGGCGTGTCGAAGATCACGGCGCTGTACGAGCAGGGCACCCGCGAGACCTATCACGTGCCGTGCCCGCACTGCGGCCACCTCCACGAGCTGCAGCAGGAGAACTTCCGGTACCACTACGACGAGGCGGCGGACGTCGTCACCCGCGCCTGGTTCGTGTGCCCGGAGTGCGGCGCCGAGATCGAGGAGTCCTGCAAGGCCCAGCTGCTGGCCGACGAAGCCATGGGCGGCCAGGCGCGCTGGGTGGCGACATCGCAGGGCGACGGCGAGACCGTCAGCTTCCACATCAGCGCCTTCTACGCGCCCATGGGTTCGATCAGCTGGCTGCGCTTGGCGCGCCAGCATGCCCGCGCCGTGCGGCGCAAAGAGCGCGGCGACCCCGAGGCCATGAAGGTGTACGTGAACACCCGCCTGGGCCTGCCCTACGACGGATCGGAGGCCACCACCACGGTGCAGCAGCTCCAGCAGCGCGCCGAGGGCTATCCGGCCCGTGTGCTGCCGCCTGAGGCTCTGGTGCTCACGTCCTGGTGGGACACGCAGCCAAACCGCCTGGAGGGCACGTTCGTGGCCTGGGGCCCGGGCCTTGAGTGCTGGGTGCTGGACCACATGATCCTGTGGGGATCGCCGACCGATGACCCAGATGATCCGGCCAGCGTCTGGGCCCGGCTGGACGAGATCCGTCGCACTCCGCTCAGCCATGCCTGCGGCGTGATGGTGAAGATGAGCGCTTACGGTATCGACAGCGGTGGTGCGAACACGCAGGACGTCTACAACTACGGCCACGCACGCGAGAACTTGGGATGCCTGGTCACCAAAGGCCACAGCCTGCCGGGCCGCCCCATCATCGCCAGCAAGCCATCACCGGTGGACATCAACTGGCAGGGCCAGCGCGTGCAGGACGGTGTGAAGCTCTGGATGCTCGGCGCTGACACCGCGAAGGACCACCTGCACAACCGCCTGCGCCTGGTCGACGGGCCCGGCGCCATGCACACGCACGCGGCGCTGGACCCGGAGTGGTTCGAGCAGTTCCTGGCCGAGCGGCCGCAGATCCGATATCACAAGGGCCGCGCAATCCGTGAATGGGTCAAGCCCAACGGCGCGCGCAACGAAGCGCTGGACTGCATGGTCGGCAACCTGGCCGTCGCCCACTACCTGGGCCTGCACCGCTGGTCGGCTGCCGACTGGAAGCGGTTGCGCGACAACCTCATCCCACCGGGCGGGTACACGCCGGATCTGTTCGCTGCGGATGCTGCGCCGGCGCAGATCGCGACCGAAGTGACGCCGGTGCCCGTCAAGTCGGTGGCGACGCCGACAGCAGCTCCGACGCCAGTCCACGTATCGGCACAGCCCGCAGCCTCTGCGGGTCGCCGGGTGCTGAGCGCGGGCCTGCGCCGCTGAAATCACCATGCCCCAACAGACCACGACCACCTTCGCCGCGCCAGCGCCGGCCGCCATCGATGTCGAGCCACCGATGCCTGACACGCAACCCGGCGAGCCCTCGAACGATCATCTCCACGACCTGTGCGAACAGTTCGCCGCATGGCACCGCACCCGCCGCTTCTACGGCCGCATGAGCGTGCCGGTCTCGCTGCTCGGCCGGCTGGCCAGCAAGACGCGGCCGACGAAGAATGCAGGCGGCCCTGATGCCATGGCGAGCTCGCTGATGATGGCGCTGCACCTGGCCTACGTGTCGCAGCCGGTCGAGGCGCTGGATCGGCAGGTGTTCGAGCTGTACTACCTGGTGCGCGTGAAGAACATCAAGGCTGCGGCCGGTGCGCTGGGCATCAGCCGCGCGCACTGGTACCGGGTGCTGGTCGACTTCCGCCGCCGTATCTACGCCGCGGCGTGTGAGATGGAGCGCGAGGCGACCACGCAGGGCCGTGTGCTGCTGAAGAGCGCGACATGAGCGAGCTGCTGCCCAAGCTCTGCAAACCACACCGCGTGGCGGGATGCCTGCTGTGCGAGGCGAAGATTCGGGTCGGTGAACCTGACTGGCCGCCGAGTGCTCAAGTCAGAGCGGCGCAGTTGGCGCTGATGCTGGCGATGGGCCAGCGCGTGAACACGCGGCTGGTGCGCAGCATCTACGGCGTGAGCGTGCCCACCGCGAAGCGCGACCTGGCCTTGCTTCGTGAGGCCTTGCCCGTGGTTCAGCTCGGAGGGCGTAGCCCGGCATTGGTGCTTCGCACGCCGGCCGCTGCGGTCAGCGAGTAGGCTGCGCGCCCCGCAGCACCTTCAACCGTTCCAGGTCGACAGCGTTCTGCGCTGACGTGCGGGCCGTCGCGGCTTGCATCTCCTCGGCCAGGCTCTGCTGGTACGTTGCGCCGGCCAGGTTGTTCGCCGCGGTCGACTGCTTCGCGCGCAGCCGGGCCATCTCGCCGTCCAGCCACTGGTTGCGGTTGTTGATCTGCATCTCCAACGTCGCGATGGTGTTGACGCGCAGCTGCTCAGCGCGCTGCGCCTCGTTCATGGCAGCCACGCGTTCGTCGGCTGAGGTACCCGCTGGCTGTGTGGCCACGCGTCCCGCAGCTGGCGTCAGATCGACCTTCTTGCCAGCTGCGGTGGGGCCGCACGGCGTCTGCTGGTAGACGGTCCGCCCGCCCGATTCGCACTTGAACTGCGCTGACGCCACGGCCGGTAGCAGTGCCGCGAAAGCCACTGCACACCCAGTCAACACTCGTTTCGTTGTCATAGCTTCTCCCTTCAAAGTGTCTCGTCCAGAGGAGACACATTTTCGCTGGCAAACAGGAGACACATCGGGGTAAAAACACGGCTGTTTCGGGTAGGTAGTGAAGTTGTCGTCGCCTTCCCGTATTGGTTGAATCAGGTTGGAAAGCGTCCAAGGCGCCCGGTGTCTCCCCCAAGCACCGGGCGCCTTTATTTTTTGGAGCAGTGGCACGGTGTTGAGCATCTCGCAGTCAGGCAGCGTTGTGAACGCGGCCCAGGCTTTGCGTGCCGTTCCCTCATCCATCATCCCGTACGCCGCTGCAGCAGCGCTGACCGCCACGGCGAAGGCTGCGCAGCAGCGCATCAAGGCCGACATGCCGAGCGTGTTCCAGGCTCCGACCCGGTACACCCTGAACGCGCTGCGCATCGAACCTGCGACCGCCCGCAAACTCACTGCCCGCGTGGCAGTGAAGGACCGCGTCGCATCCGGCACCCGGCCAGAGAGCTACCTGCTGCCCGAAGTGCGCGGCGGGCAGCGCTCGGCGAAGGGCCTCGAAGGTGCGCTTCGCTACGCCGGCGTGCTTGGCCCCGGGCAGTTCGCCGTACCGGGTGCCGGCATGCAGCTCGACAGCTACGGCAACGCGCCGCGTTCGGCCGTTCGCGGCTTGCTCACCGCGCTGCGCGGCCTCAACAGCCAGGCCAAGCCCCGCGGCAGGCGCCGCCGCGCGCGCAAGAACGACTACTTCGTCGGCAAGCCCGCAGGCCGCAGCCGCCCAGCCGGCATCTGGAAGCGAGAGGGCCGCAAGTTCTCCGCGCTGTTCATCTTCACCGACCGGCCACCCGTGTACCGCCGCCGCCTCGACTTCGAGGGCGTCGCCGCGCAGGTCGCGAAGGACCGCTTCGAAGACGAGTTCTTCGCCGTCGCCGATCGCATCCAGCGGAGAACCGCCAAGTGACCCGCGAACAACTGCAAGCCCGCCTTGACGCATACCTGGCCGCCGAGCTGGAGATCCTCAAGTCGCAGGAATACCAGGTCGGCCAGGGCGGTACCGCCCGCCGCAACCGCCGGGCCGATCTCGAATCCGTGCGCGCCGAGATCGCCTCCATCCGCCAGCAGATTGAAGCGCTGGATGCCGCCACCGACGGCACCCGGCGCATCTGGTACGTGCGCTGACCCATGAGCCGATACCCCCAGCACACCCTGAAGCGCCTGGCCGCCCAGGTGCCAGGCCAGATCGGCGCCTTCAGCGGCTACGGCCTCGACAGTGCGCCGATGTCGCCGCTGAATGGCCGCTGGATGGTGACTCCGCGCAGCGCGGATTCGGACACCCTGCGCGGCCTCGGCCGCCAGCGGGCCGAAAGCCGCGAGCTGATCGCCACCAACCCGATTGCCACCGGTGCCATCGACACCAACCTGCAGCGCATCGTCGGCACCGGCCTGCAGCCCGTGTTCATGCCCGCAGCGCGCGTGCTGGGGTGGAGTGAGGCGCAGGCGGAAAAGTGGGCAGCCGCCGCCGCGGCCGAATTCAGCCTTTGGGCCGATGGCCAGGCGTGCGATTGGTACGGCCACTGCACGTTCTACGAGCTGCAGGCGCTTGTCCTGAGCGCCGAGATGGCCAGCGGGGACTGCTTCACCGTGCTTCCGTCGGCAGAGTCCACCACGCTGATGCCGTACGGCCTGCGCCTGCAGGTGATCGAGGCAGATCGGGTCGGCAACCCGAAGGGCGAGCAAGACAGCGACACAGTCGTCGCCGGTATCCGCCGGCCCGCCGGCGGCGGCGCGGCGTCAGCAGCCTTCGTGTACGACCGCCACCCCGGCGGCGCCTACATCGCCAGCACGCTCGCCGACCGCTTCACAGGCCAGTGGATCGATCTGGTGGGCGAATCCGGCCGCCGCCGCGTGCTGCACCACTACCGCATGAAGCGGCCAGAGCAGACGCGGGGCGTGCCCTACCTGGCGCCTGTGGTCCAGGCCATCCGCGACATCGGCCGCTACAGCGAAGCGGAGATCACGGCGGCCGTCATCAGCGCCTACTTCACCGTCTTCATCAAGTCGCCCAGCGGCGCAGGCCCGGCCCCGGTGTTCGGCGCTGCGGCAGCCCCGCCAGCTGGCGGCGACATCGCGCTGGCGCCCGGCGCCGTCGTCGGTCTGGCCCAGGGCGAAGAGACCGAGACCGCCAACCCCGGCCGCCCGAACCCGAATGCCGAGCCCTTCATCAACGGCATGCTGAAGCTGATCGGCATGGGCCTGGGCATTCCCTACGAGCTGCTGGTGAAGCAGTTCAACAGCAGCTTCAGCGCTTCGAAAGCGGCGCTTCTCGACGGCTGGCAGCACTTCCGCCGCAGCCGTGCATGGCTGGTCAACAGCTTCTGCCAGCCGGTGCTGGAAACGTGGCTCACCGAGGCCATCAGCATCGGTCGCCTCGAGGCGCCGGGCTACTTCAGCGACCCGATGATCCGCTGGGCCTACACCCGCGCCGCATGGCACGGCGACAGCCAGGGCTCCATCAATCCGAAGGACGAGGTCGCCGCATACCGCGACGCCGTCGACAGCCGCTTCATCACGCGCGAGCGCGCCGTCTGGGAGCTGTTCGGCGAAGACTTCACCCGCACCTACCCGGCCATGCGTGCCGAGCAGCAGCGCCTGGCCGGCGACGGCATGCTGCCGCCGGCAAAGGCTGGCGCCGCGGCGCCGCCGCCGCCAGGCCAACCTGGCGCCGCACCGGCGCAGGAAAGCGGGCAATGACGAGCCTCGGCCGCATTGGGCGCGAGCAGCCGCTAATCATTCGGCAAGGCGGCACGGTCGGCCCGTACCGCATGACGCTGCGTCGCAGGGCGACGGCGACGCCTATCGACTTGACTGGTTCGTCCTTCGAGGCAGTGGTGCTGACGACGGCGAAGCCATCGGTCGTGGTGGCCACGCTGGTCGTGAATGTTGATGACCCGGTGAACGGCGCGGTTTCGTGGACCCTGGACGCCGCAGATGCAGCCTCCATCGATGCGGGCGTCAGGCTGACCGACCCGGCCTCAGTCTACCGCTGGCGCCTCGATTGGACGCGGTCCGACGGGGTCGTCGTGCCGCTGCTGTACGGCCCGGCCGTCGTTGCGAGGGCCTGAAGCATGGACGACATCGAGCTGATTCTGGAGTCGCCCGACGAGATCGTGCTCGAGCTGTCGCCGGGCGCTGCCGGGGCGGTTGGGCTGCCTGCGGGCGGATATCAAGGGCAAGTGCTGGTGAAGTCGACTTCCAACGACTTCGAGACCGAGTGGGCGTCGTCCATTGACGCTGGCGAATTCATGTAGATCGGAGGATCTGAACAATGGCACGAGTACAACAGCGGCGCGGCTTGCGCGCCAACCTCCCGGCGACCGCGCTGCTCGCCGGCGAGCTGCTGGTCACGACGGACCAGCAAACCGCGCACGTTGCCGTCGACGCGACCACGCTGAAGCCACTGGTCCCGGCCGTGGACGCGCTGGCGACGCTGGCGACGGTCGACGGGACGGCAGATTTCATCGCGCTGTGGGACGCATCGGAGGCGAGCGAATCGCCGTACAAGAAGATGACGTTCAGCGCCTTCAAGTCGGCGCTCGCGATACCGGCAGGTTCGAGCGACGAGAAGGTGGCGGTGGTTTCGGGTGGAACGCCAGGCTTCGTCTGGGGCACCGACGGCACCGACGGCATCCTCCGCATGGGGCCTTCGATGTCGTGGGTGAAGGATTCCGGCAATGCCTTCGTCACGCTTGCCGTGAACATCGTCGACTGCGGTACGTTCTGAGCGAGGCGGCTGATGGCTCGATTGCAGATCAAGCGTGGAACGCGCGCGCAGATCGACGCAGCCGCTGCCCTCGGAACGCTTTACCCCGGTGAGCCGTACCTGATCACCGACGAGGATCGCCTGGCGCTCGGAATAACGACGAGTTCCTACGAGGTGTTCGCCAAAGTTTCAGAGGCCGGAGGTGATGTTAGCGCACTTGCAAATGAGATTGAAACTGCGCGGGCAGGCCGCTCAGACTTGAATGCGCGGATCAGAACTATCTCCAACTTCGCAAGCCCAAACGCTGGCGGCTACGTGTCGGGTAGGTGGTACGACGGCGGCTTTCATGCGGCAAATTCTGCAACACAGGCACTGCAGGCTGACACGATAACGCTAGGTACCTTTTATTCCAGCCAGGATGTAAATATGGTTGAACTTTCGGTCGGGGTAGCAACTGCAGTCGCATCGGCACTTGTAAGAGTCGTGCTCTACGGTTCAACGACCGAAGGTTGGCCGCATCAGTTGCTATATGAGTCGGCCGACGTCGACTGCTCATCAAACGGCGCGAAGAACTTCGCTCCAGGGTCAGCTATAAGCATTGCTGCCGCTACTCAGTATTGGATTGGGTTGCGGAGTAACAGCAACCCGGTAATTCGGTGCATACCTTTGACCAGTGCTTCCAACCTCGGGCTGCCGAGCGCAAACGCAACAGCGTATGCGTGTGGCCTGCGCAGATCATTTAGCTTTGCCAGCGCGGCCCCGACAACTTGGGCGTTTGACCCTAGCGATATTCCTGCAAGCGGTAACGCCTTACCACCGTCAATCCGATTCCGCAGTGGTTAAACAATCGGTAGCCCACCGACTTCGTTCGGTACGGTGACAAGCAGCGACGACGCAATTGGGGTATTTCTTCCGCCATCTGTTAGGTTAATGATTGCATAGGAAATTCGGAATTATGTCGAAGATTGTATGGGCCGCACTTGCGGCCTTTTTTGTGTCCGGCGTACAGGCGGAGCCGACCGTCGCTTGGAAGCCCATCGCTGGCGAGTTCGGCAACGTTCCAGTCGCTGCCGAGTGGCTGGACGACACGGGCGTCGTGCAGGTTCGCTTCGGCAACCGCGATTACGACCAGTGGAAGTTCGTCACACGCACCGCAGTCCAGCGGGTGGATTGCCGGGAGCGTGTCTTCGGCGGCTCGCCAGTGCCGGCAAACGTGGCCGTGGGCTGCGAGGTGCTGGTGAAGGTAGACCAGCCGTTGTCGGTGCCGGAGGACAGCCCCAATGCGCCGCCGAAGCCCGTGCCCATGCTGGGCCCGCTGGTGGATGTGTCGTCGTGGTGGGAGGGCTACGCGGGCAAGGGTTTCGTCGATGTCTATGACACCGACGACCAACCTGCTGACAGTTTCACCGGCGCCTTCCGCATCGTCTGTGAGCCGTCGCACCTCGCCTTTGATGACCCGCTCGTGTACCCGGGAAACCCTGGGAAGTCGCACCTGCACGTGTTCTTCGGCAACACCTCGACCAACGCGTACAGCACCGACGACAGCTTGGGCAAGGGTGCCAGCACCTGCCGCGGCGGCGAGCTGAACCAGTCAGCCTACTGGGTGCCGGCGATGGTCGCCAAAGGCGGCAAGATCAAGCGCCCCGTCGCCAGCATCTTTTACTACAAGAACGGCTACTTCTGCAAAGCCGCAGACCTGAAAACGACGGTCGACTGCGGCCCGTGGGTGAACCCGATCCCTGACGCACTGCACATGATCGCGGGCACCGCGATGAGCAGCGGCCCGCAGGACATGATCACCTACTACTGCAGCGGTGCGTCGGCGTACACAGGTGTGAATGCGAAGAGTTGGGCGGCGCTGTCGTGTGTGAAGGAAGCGGGTGCCAAGAATGGCGGCGTGTACCAGATCCAGATGGGCATCCGGTTCCCTGAGTGCTGGGATGGTGTGAACCTCGCCAGCCCCGACAACAAGGCGCACATGGCCTACGCGGCGGGGAGCCACGGCGGGACGGATGGCCAGCGTTACATCACGCAGAACGGCTGCCCGAAAACGCACCCGATTCGCCTGCAGTCC